CTAGGGGGCTCTGAGCTATAGTGCAGGACAATCCTGTGCGTCCATTAGGAAGGAGAAAACTCAAAGTGACCGCAACCGGTATCCCTCTTTTCGTAGAGGGTACACAAGGGTTTGTGTATTCAAGTACGGGTAACCATACTTGGCCTACACAGCTCGATGTGTCGGTTACGGGGCGTTTCGAGAATCTGTCTACCAATAATTATTGGTGGCAGAAAAAGCGTAAAGGCTTAGCCACTCAGGATGTCGGTTCCAATTGGACCGCGTTCAAGAGTGACTTCGAACCGTCGACCCATCACATCAATGTTATATGCCGCCTTTCCGGCGGTGTATACCATGGATACAGAGGTCCACTTTTGGTCGGTCATGACTCTCGTAATTTTGATGAGACAGATTATTTCAATCTGCCCATCGGCTATACTGACGAGCCCAATCTTATTGGACTTGGCACTACAGCAATAGCGAGAGTACTTCCCACCAATCCTCTTTCTGATCTGCCTACTGCAGTCGGTGAGCTCCTTTCAGAGGGGCTCCCCGGCTTGCCAGGGCGGGCTTTGTTACCTAGAAATTTCTCCCGGAATTCTATTCCGGGCGAATATCTTGGTTACGAGTTCGGCATTAAGCCGTTCTTAAGCGACCTTGGCAAATTCCGAGATGCTGTGCTTGACGCTGAAAAGCTGATAGCACAGTATGTTCGGGATTCTGGCAAGGTTATCAGGCGGAGGTATGAGTTTCCAGAACACAGTGAAGTGATATCCACTGTGTACCCACCTACTACCGGCTATGAGAAATACCTTGGAGGTCTGTGCAATTCTGACCTCGAAGGTTATCTCACGCTAGTTCTAGATGGGTCTCCTGGAGAGTTAACAGACGTGATTACCAGGCATAAGAAAACCTGGTTCTCCGGAGCTTTCACGTATTACCTGCCACCCGTAGGTGACTCGTGGAGCACCGAGCTGTTTAGACAGGAGGCTATTTTACGCCACCTGTACGGCGGTTTATCCGTCGAGACAGCTTGGAATCTGTTACCTTACTCTTGGGCTGCAGACTGGTTCACGAATGCGGGGGATTTAATTCACAATCTCAACGCATTCGCCCAGGATGGCCTTGTCATGCCGTTCGGTTATATTATGGAACGTTGTGAATTCCATTCTACACGAACGGTACGTGGGGCTACCATTGGTCGAGCTGTTAACATTAACGGCGTAGACACTGGTGGTAATGCGATACCCCACGTCCTCCCCGACGTCTCATCGACGTACTCCGCGGTTTATCTGCGGAGGAGGAGGGCGACACCTTTTGGATTTGGCCTTAATGTTGACGACTTCACAAATCGTCAAAAGGCTATCACAGCGGCTCTGCTCTCTCGATGAGAGCCTGACAGCTGTGAGTACTGCATCCATCCAGGATGTGGTACAAGCATCACTCGCGCATCAGATCGGTGCGTGAGTTACGCGAAAGTAGCACATTGGCCCTACCTGACCCGATTCCAACCCTGACTGTGAACGCGATCACATACGACTTCGCTCGCGTGGGGTTTGGTGACAGTAAGTCCGTCTACCAAACCGCAAACGGGCTTGATCGTTTGACGATCGAGCATTCACAGAAGGCACGCAACCGTCACGTCGTCCGACTTGATCGGAAGGCAACGGTGGCGGACCCGCTTACCACTGGAAACAACTTCGAGACGTCCTTCTCGGTTTACACCGTGATCGACATGCCTCGGGTTGGTTTCAGTGCAGCGACCGTCGACTATGGTCGTCAGCTGCTTGAGGCGTTTCACGTCGCAGGCAGCCCCGACTATGGTCTCCGTGTCATTCAGGGTGAAATCTGAGTGCGGAAAAGAAGAGGAAGGGTGGCGGAGGAGCTTCGCGTTCTTCGGAACGTTCTGCTCCACGTCGTCCGGACTCTTCGTCGACTTCGGAGGAATCTAACGATTCCACGAAGAAGAGGAACGTCATCGCCGTTACGCTGATACTCGTAACCGTGGGTTCACTACTCACGGGAATCGACATCAGTCACAACGTCGGTTGCGTTCCTTTTCCGTAACACTCTGGTTTCAGGATTGTCGTCAGCAAAAGGTTAAGGATCCTAATCCCCCTAGTTGAAAGGAGGAGGGATGAAAAACCTTATGCTGCTTTGGCAGAGGATAGTAGCAGATGCTGCTATCCAGTGCTGCACTAGCGCCTCCAAGGATATTAATACCATCCTTGGACGTTTTGAACACGAGGGGTTGGGGGTATTAACCCTTTCCCTGCCCGAAATTGGTAAAGCTTTCGAACGATCGCTTGACCAAGGACGGGTGACTGATGACCTACTGTCCCTTTGTGGGCAGCAGGCAGGATTTCCCGTATTTCTACGGAATTTCCTTCAGCTTGTGTTCGACCGCGATGGCGGCCTTCTGCTTGACGATCCATCCGTGACGGCCATCCAAGCTGTGCGCCAAGTAACTCTGGCGTTCAGCAAGGTGAGTCTCCCGTGCAGCGATGCGCGGGAGGCTCAGGCCTTCACGGAATTCGTCAAGTGTGAACAGTCATTACGCGACGCCGTTTATCTTCCCGATTCAGGGATGTACTCTGACTTCGAGAGGATCGGCAACATGCTGTTCGGTGCGGTATTCACAAAGTTGGACTTGGACGTCCACGATGGGAGTATCGTTCCTAAGCATGGTCCTGGCGCAACTGCCGATAAACTCCGCGGAAACGCGAAATATCGTCAGTCCGAGTGGACCGAACGGCTAGAATCAATTTTTCCAGCAATGGAGAATTTGATTCCTAGCGCGAGGTATCACTCGAGCCTTGACACTGCGCGATGGCTGGATCCCGAAACGGAACGACCCGTGAGGGTTGTTTCTGTTCCTAAAACGTTGAAGACTCCACGAATTATCGCCATCGAACCTACCTGTATGCAATACATGCAGCAGGGGCTGATGGAGAAGTTCGTTGATTATCTCGAGCGGGATTCTCTCGTTCGAGATATGATCGGTTTTTCTGACCAAGCGCCTAACCAGCGACTTGCCCAGGAGGGGTCCCTTCACGGGGACCTCGCTACGCTCGATCTGAGCGAAGCTTCCGATCGTGTCTCAATCAAGCTCGTACAGTCGGTTCTCTTCAACCATGGCCACCTCCTAGAGGCAGTCTTGGCTACGAGATCGACCAGAGCTGACGTACCTGGTTATGGGGTTCTACCCCTTACCAAGTTCGCGTCTATGGGATCAGCTTTGACCTTCCCCATGGAAGAAATCGTCTTTCTAACGACGATTTTCTATGGAGTGGAGCAGAAGCTCGGAAGGCGCCTTACCTTTAGAGATATCAAAGCTCTAAAGGGTCGGGTGCGCGTTTACGGAGATGACATCATTGTCCCCGTAGACTTGGTGCCACACGTTGTGATGGCTTTGGAGCTATTTGGGTCCAAAGTCAACCGTAACAAATCTTTCTGGACTGGGAAGTTCAGAGAGAGTTGCGGCAAGGAGTATTATGATGGTCACGAAGTTACATTATTTCGTGTCCGCCATCCACTCCCTGCACACCGTGCAGACGCTCCTGGTGTGATCTCTACTGTCGCTCTACGTAACGAAGCCTATAAGGCCGGTTACTGGGGTACAGCGAGATATCTCGATACGATGATAGAAGAGGACTTAAAACTCCCCTTCCCCGTCGTTGAGAGTACATCACCAGTGTTGGGCAAACTCTCGTTCTTGTCAGGGGTAAATCCCGGAGAACGTGAGCATCCTCACTACCAGATTCCTTTGGTAAAGGGACTGGTTGTTAGGGTTCATATTCCAGCTTCCCAGCTGGACGATGAATATGCCCTGCTCAAATGGTTTTTGAAGCGTGGGGATGAACCCTTCGCTGACCAACGCCATTTGGAACGTCAAGGACGCCCGCGGGTCGTCGGCATGAAACTCGCAAGGGCCTGCCCCTATTAAATGGGGCAGGATGCGGCCATTGAGCCGTAGAGGGAGAACCTGTGTAGGTTCTTCGAGGAGGTTTTCGCTCTGATTTCTTGACCTA